CAGGATATCTTCGGGTACCAGATAACCGCCGTCAGCCATTGTACCTTCTGCAAGCAGCTTTGTCTGACCGCTTGCAATCAGAGAAATAGCCTTTGCGAATTCTTCTGCACAAGCAGCCTTTTCTTTTTCCACTACCGCCGCCGCAGCACCTTCGCCGCCCCTAGCCTTTTCCGCTTCAAACAGTCTTTTTTCAGTGTCGAATTCCGCTTTCAGTGCATCGTATTCGTCCATCAGGGCAGTAGCTTTCGCAACGTCCTTGTTTTCGCCGTCCATGTACTTCTGTGCTTCTGTCGCTTTCGCGTCCATAGCCGCCAGCAATTCACGCAATTTCTTATTCATTCTCGGATACCTCCTTATTTGTGTTTACAAAACAAAAAGCGTTGCCGATTCTGGTCTGTGCCAGTCGTTCAACGCTCTTTTCTTCGATTTCCTTTTCATTTGTCGGGTCATCCTCAGGGGCTCCCGTTTCGGGCGGTTCTGCACCCTTCTCGCCGTCTTTCGGTTCTTCATCATCTGTTTCTTCCATCAGGTCTTTATAATGCTTTACCGCTCCTGCACGGGGTTGTGCCGGCACCGCTACAAAAGATAATTCATACGCATCTTTTACACCGTCAAGTGTGAAATAGCATGTTTTACCGTCATATTCGCGCCCCCAGAGGTGAGGGCAATACTGTTTTCTGTTGTCAGTGCCGCAAATAGAACAAACAACTTTTTTTGCTACAGTACCCGTAGAAACCTCTTTTTTGATGCCAGCTTTAATTTCAGTAATCAAATCGGCGTTTTGAGAAGTTTTTACCATGTAGCATTTTAGAACCAGTGTGTTAAAGACTTCCCCGGCTCCCGTCACCTTTTCCGCGTCGGGAATCAGTTCTGCATCATACACACGGGCAATCTGATTATCAGCGCGGCGCGAATGGTCTTTGATAACTGTTTTACCGACGTACAATTTTTTCAAATCCTTCAAGGATTTCAGATTGAACGGCTCATAATTTCGGTCGTCAATTTCATTGTCACACGCTGCAACCTTGAACGCGAAAACGTCCTTCGCTTCTAAAGGCTCAAGGGTGAATTTATTGATTTTAGCAAGTTCTTCATCGGTGACGGTTGCGGCTTGCACACTCGCCACCTTGAAAATTGCATTGCTAAAGGATTTAGTAGCTTCTTCTACGATATTAGCCATCGGTCGTACCTCCTGCCTCAGTTTTTGTGTATTGGATCCCCGTTAATTCAACGGGAATACTTGCGCCGTTACCAAGCAGCTTGTCGCCGCCTTCCTTCGCCCCCATATCGAGTATCGCACGCGCTTCGTTTGGCGTGTAAATGAAATTCGACACCGCGGCGGATAGGGTTTCAATTTGCGTTTTCAGGTCAGCGCGTAAGATCACGTTGACATTGAATTTCACAAAGATACCGCTTTCGCGCTCTGCATCGGAAAACAGCTTGTAGGCTATTTCTTCCTCATACTGCTTCAAATTGTACAGCAGTGTGTCAACATAGAAACTTAACTGCTGGGCTTCTGCTGACGCGTAACTGGATTTAGTATAATCGCCTATCTGGTAGGGCTTAATACCAAAAGCCGACGCAATCTGCAAGGCGGAATACTGCTTGATCTCGATAAACTGCGAATCAGCCAACTTCGCAGTCAATGGGGTCAGATTAAAAGTGAACGGGATAGGAATGATATTTTCAATACCGTTGTTTTTCATATCGCCTTTTACATAAGCGTTAATCTGACTTATCAGAGTTTCCACATTCGCATCCGACAAGTTTCCCGTATAGTTGAGAACGGCTTTTCCTGTAAATCCAGAATCGTAGAGACTGTTTAGCATCTTCTGCGCTTTCTGATTACCGTTAATCGTGGCTTTCAGCTGCTCCCGAACGGATACACCTTCCACCCCATTAAAACTATTGGACGATTTGAAATGCAAAATCTCCTCATTTGTGAAGGTCATTATACCGTCGTCCGTCTGAAAAAAGTAATAAATATCCGGTACATCCGATAATCTTTTCGCGTCATCATACCAGATTGTTACCTTGTCAGATGGGAGAATCCACAGCTTCATCCGCTTTCCCGCATCCTGAATGTACGCGAATGCGTTTCCGTAATGATTACGGTTAAATTCAAGCGTGCTCCAAAACGTGGACGCTGTCATATAAGGGTTCGGGCGGTCGTGCAAGACGCTATAAAGTGGATGTTCTCGCACGGTATACACGCCGTTGTCATCCGTATGCTTCATGACCTTGCAAGGCAGCTTTCCGAGGGATTCGCAAAGCACCTTCATACAAGCGAAGTACGTTGCTTCGGATAACGCCCCAGAGGGCAACCCACCATCTACCCCTAGGAAATCCAGTAAATTTTGATACTCGGAACGGGGGACAATAGATTTCCCCCGTAGAGCATCCCAAGCGTTCTTAAATCTTTCAAACATCAGTCAATCCCCCTTTAGAAAGTCTTAAAAGAGGACAGCAGTTCAGAATACTGCTCGTCAGTAATTCTGCCAACGCCGAAAAATACATCCAATCTCTTAGAATATGTTGCAGCTGTCTGCGTGTATTCCTGCTGATTGCATCTTCCTTCGTCATATCTGCGGTTCAGATTTTCGATAAGCTTTCTCATTGTTGCGTATGCATTCATGTTCTCACCCCCTTAAGATACATAACTTTGTGTGATTTCTTCTTTGATGATATCCCCGAAAGTAGTATGTTTTACAACGGTCTTCGTTGTACCATCCTTATTTGTGGACGTAAAGGTTTCGTCAATGCTTTCATCGGCATTGAAAACGGTTTTCTTTGTCCAACCGTCGCCGGATTCTAAGATAGATCCATCGTCATTGAATTTTGTTCTTTTGTTGAACATGTTCATAACCGAATCAATCCCCAGAGAAGACATAGATTCTACAATCAGCTGCAATCGGTCAACCGTATTCGATACATTTGTTTCAAACGTATTGATATTGTTTTCCAATCTATCAGCACGGGCGTTTACTGCGTCCTCAAATCTTACGATTCTATCAGACAGATACTCGTAATTGATAACGTCCTTGTCATCTATAAACTCATAATCCGCTGGTTTCGGTCGTGTTTTCACGGGGATTTCAAACACCTGTCTAGTGTTCGATTTCCCGTCCGCAATCACCACCAGAAAAGCATAGATGGGATATGGTTCGGCAAGCAGCGTGTTTGGAATATTGGATTCAATCACACCATCCACAATTTTACTTTGTACAATCACCGCTTCTTCGTGGGCTTTATTGCCGTAGTGAATTTGCGGTGCGGTTGTCAGGTTAGAACCCGTGATTTGAAAAATCTGGTTTGTATCCCACTGGTAAAGAGAATCAGTTGTCACCTTCTTGCCTAAAGTCATAAAAGATGCTCTTATCACATTCTCACCCCCTTTTAATTCCATCCCATAGCGGATAAGTATTTGTTCAGTGCATCGCCTGTATCGATTTCCTCAGGCGTGTTTTTCAGCTTTACAAAATGCGCGTCAATGCACGCGTCAACAGGGTCAATTCGCTTAAATCGTTCCCTAGCCTTTTTATCAACCTTGATTTCGTCAAAGGAATTTCGCACAACACAGGCGTTAGTAAACGACCATGTCAGCAGCTCATTTCCTTCGTTGTAGGTTACGAGTTCTGATTTCACAAGCAGTTGAATATCAACGGTTGCATCGTTCAGGCTTTTGCAAGACTGTGTCACCATGATAACAGGGCACCCGAATTCTTCAAGGTCACCCAGAATACCATCTGCGTTATGTGGGTCAATCCCGATGCCGACGGGCTTCAAGTCGTATTCTTTCACGATGTTTTTCAAATCATTTATCATGAATTTGTAGTCGTTCTTGAAATCCATCGCGCTACCCGTAACGGTTATCAATTCATTCTCGACCCATAGGTCATACGGCGCAAGGTCTGTTTCTATGTGTTCTTCCAACCGTCCGCGCGGCATAAAGGAATGTGAATAAAAATACACGCCTTTCCCTTCTTCAAACTCAAGAGAATATGTTGTCAGGTCGCCACCACTAGAACAGTCAATACCAATCGTGCAGGGCTGCCCTCGGAAATCTTCAAGCGTTTTCTGTGTCGCACCTTTTTTCCACTTTTCAACGTTGATAAACTGGTCATCGGTATTGTTTACCCAGATATTCAGGCATTTTGTCAGAAAATCCCGTAAATCAGAACCGCCCATTTCTTTAGCGGTCGCCGCGTCCTGCCGCAGCACTTCCACGCTTTCAGGGTTTGTGAAAAGAAACGGGTTCGCCTTAATCCATACGGCTTCATCAAACGGATCATCGTCCTTGTCTATGGCGTAAATATCTACAAAAAAATCCTCGGAGGTTGCTACACCTTCAAGGATTTTAATGCAATAATCGTCCATTTCCTTACAGAATGAATTCAGTTTGTCGCCCCGTGTGGTAATCATGGATACCAGTGTTTCCGGTAATGCGCGCGTACCATTGTACAGGGCTTTGTAGATTTTGTTATCTCGGTGCTGGTGAATTTCATCGATTGATGAAAAGATGGACCGGAAACCATCATCAAGCCCAGATTCCTTCGATAGGGCTTCAATGGTACAATTTGTTTCGGTCGCCCGAATCGTTGAAATATATTCCTTCACCTGAAAATATTCCTCCAAGTCAGGGTCAACCTTGATGAATTTCCGCATTTCATCCCACGCCAACTTAGCTTGTCGGTGTTTGGTCGCTACTGTGAAAAGTTTCCCTTCATAATAGCCGCCGAACCCTGCAACATAGGTGCCCATAATACCATTCTCAAAAGTCTTACCATTTTGCCGCGCTACGGATTTGTAGCGGCGGCGGAATCTTCGTTTATGATTGGAACACTTCTTCCACCCGAATGTACACCCGATATCAAACGCCTGTTCAGGAATCAGCTTGACGGGCGTTTTTTCGTACCCTTCTGAAACGGTCAGCGTTTCGGCATAATTCAGAACCTCAGCCGCGGCGGCTTCTTCGTAATAATACGGGAAAGCGTCTGTGTTTTGCCGTTCTAGGTCTTTCAAATGCCGCTGACAGGCTAACCGATGTAGCCGCCCAGATACAACCTCACCATTCACCACAGCAAGCGCGTGTTGTGTCACACGGTCATTTTCATACATTTAGACCGCCCCTTTAGTGAATTTCGCAAATTTATTGGTTGGCTGTACAGGCTGTTCTACCGTCGGCACAACCAACTTTGCCCGTGATGTGATGGACAATCCAAGGTCACTGGCGGCGGCGCGGCACTGCTTAAACAGCTTGTCCTGATTCTTGAGATAAGCATTTAAGAGTGACGGGTTGGAAATCACCTTATTCTGGTTCAGCTGCTTTGTAACCTTGACATACGCTTCACGGGACAGGATATAACGCGCTATGGCATCCGCGTCCGTTTCGTTCACAATATGCAGGGCTTTCAGCTGCCCTGCAATTTCATCAAACGCCGCTTTCTGTCTTTGCGTAAGATAATCGGGAGCGGTCACATCCTCGTTGATGGGCTTTACCTCTGTTTTCTCCCGTGTTTCGATTTCCTGTTTTGTTAAGTGCTTCTGACCCTTGGCGACAATCAACGCCACGGGCTGTTTCTGTCTACCCATTTTTGCCGCCCTCCTATTCTTGTGTTAAGCGTCCATCTGCATTTCCAGCAGACAGGTATTGTACTCTGTCGCGTTCAGCAACTCATAAAGAGCCACGTCAGTGTCTAACGGTTCGGGCTGTGGTTCGGGTTCTTCTGTACTAGGTGTAGATTTCAAATACTTCACCGTACCCCGTTCGTAGGTCTCCACGATATATACCACGCCGTTTTCTGTGATTTCTTCTTGTTTTATCAGTTTGTTCATTGGGAATCACCTTATTCTAACTCGTATTCGCAAACAAATCTCATAATAGATTTGCCCGATCCATATATCTTCAATGATTTATTAAATTCAATATATCTGTCGATAATACTATACAAACCTGCGCTAGTAGATCTCGAAAAAGATTGTTTTTCACTACTTAATGGTACATATTTTATTGCATAAAAATCGAACGCTTGACCATCTACGATAAGTATATTTTTGAATTTTATTTTGAAATATCTATCAGGTTGCAAAAAGTCGGATAGGTCAAACCACGAACCAAGACCGCTGAAACAACTGTAATTATATCCCGAAGTAGGCATATCCGTAGATAAATCAATAATTGTCTTACCATCTATTTCTATTCTTAAATCGCTATGCGATGGACTTCCAGTCGCACCAAGAGCCGAGCCGTATAATCTACCCTTACCTGCTATAGATAACAGTTCGGTTTCAGTCGTAATCTTACTTAGGTCTTTTACGATCATAACACTGTTATTGGAATCCAATCTTTTTAAACCATCGTCGAGTTTATTCAAAATTCGTTGTGTCTCAGACCAAGCCAATTTTTTCAGCCCCTTTCTTTTCTTGGTTTTATAGGCTAAATCCCGAAAAAGGGATATTTTTCCGCGGTGTTCTCCCCTGTGCCCGTTATCCCCCGTAGGGTGAATACTTTTTAACCCACCCCTACCAGAGTATCGCTGTTGTCCTCTCTCGCTTCGTCTAAGCGTTGTTCTGTGCTTATTTGAGTAATTCATTACCACAACATTAAAACGCCTTAGAGAGCCTTGTACGCTGTCACAGGGCTACCGCTTATTTTTTCTCACAAATCTTTTGTGTCTGGCATTATGGCACCCCGTACACAGTGCAGCTAGGTTCGTTTCGTCCAGTCGCCTTTCCCATCCTGCGTCAGTCTGTATCGGTTGGATATGATGCACTTCTGTCGCCAACCGTCCGCAGTCTTCACACTTGTACGCCTTCTGCTGCATGTACCACCGCGCTAAACGAATCCACTCGCGCGACCTGTAGAAGGTCGTGAACTTCTTCGCCCTTGTCGCGTTGTATTCTCGGTTATACTTCTTCGCTCGCTCGCGCTTCTGTTCCTCAAAGCGTTCCTGCATGATAGGTTCACACTCAGTACAGTATCGCTTACCGTATGGAATCAGCCGCCCACAATGCGCGCATGTTTTCATCAGCATAAGTATCGCCCCCATATAGAAAGAGTGGTCGGTAGGATAACACCCACCGACCTAGAATAGGAGGAGCCAAACAGGCACAGACCGCAATAAAAAAGCGACAGGTTCATTTCGCCTGTCGCCTATTTATCACGCTACCATTTTATTATGTTTTCAGTGTGTTTGCAATGTGTTTATAAAAAGCCTGTAAACACGCCTGTTACATATCGCCAATCTGTATCGCGTGCATTGCCTGATGGTATAGCTCGATTATGTACCTGTAGGTATAATTCATTTCCTCCGAGATTTCCAACAGCGTCTTGCATTCGATGTAATACAAATCCAAAACCCTACACAGCTTCGGGTCACCGATAGTATCTATCGCCATCTGGATTTCTTCACGCAGTTCACGGCTTCGCTTTGTCAGCTTGTCTATTCGTCTGTCCAGTGTATCAATCTCCAATCCTCGGTAGTTTTCTTTCTGCCGCCTTTCGGCATATCGGATAGCTGCTGTGCTCCTGCACTCTCTACACGCTCCTGCAACTCCTGCCGCTGCACTCTCAAGCCTTCTATTCTGAACTCATTCATTTCGTACCGCCGCAGGAATCTTTTGACCTCAATATTTCCCATCCCTTCACCTCGCTTTTTGCTTTAGCATAACAGAGTAACAACAATAACAACAAGTTTTCTATTTCTTTATATATTTTTCTTTTTTCTTTTTTCTATATATATTATATATTATTTATTTCTTAATAATAAAAAATATATGTTATATATGTTATATAATATAAGAAACCCAGTAAAATCAAATGCGTTCAGCCATAACAGAATTGAAAATAAACTTGTTATGATAACGTGTTTATAACCATCTATCACTCTGTTTTTATAATTGATTATGATTAAAAACGCACCATAACAGAATTATCGAACGTAATTTTCAAGCAAACTTGTTATGCTTTTCGGGGTCAATTTTTTAAAAATCCGACCTCTCATTTTTAAATCTATGCCATTCCTCGTAGCGTTTCGGCAAGGATAAAAACGCACTTTCAAGCAGCCCTTTATCACGCAGTCGGTTATAAAAATTGACCCACGTTTTACCCAGGCACATATTAAACTCAGGACAGCCGCCACGATAAACGCACTCAGGAACGCACACGAAATACAGTTCGGGTACATATTCGGCAACCGCCGCCATGACAGCGGACCAAAACTCACGGGTCTTTTCAGATGCCTGTCCACATAATCTTTTACGGCTGATGTTGATAAAAGACTGATAATTTCCTTCAAATCTAACGCTGTTCGGCGTGTTTCTGTCGGGCGTTTTACCGTCGGCGTATTCTGTGCGGTCGCTCCGCAGCGTCGCCACAAAGGGCATGAACCCGATGTTATGCCGGACGATATGCCCGATAACATAACTCGGTACGTCGTGAACCTCGATAATCAGCCGCCCAGACCTGATAGGGCTATGCTCAGCAAGCAGGATACGGCGTTTCCAGTCCTGCGACGGGTACTGACCGCCGCCGAATTTGTGGATTGTGAAAAGGGCGTTGTCTTTGATGATTTGCCAATCGTCGGCATAGTGTTTGATGATTACTTTCATTCTGTCACCACCTCAAGTCGTCCTTCCGGAAACCATTCTACAACAGGCTTATTATCCACCTTAGCTTCTAGCAAATATATTGATTCTCCGTTTAAATATTCCGCTCTGGCGGTGATAACTCCCGAAAAGTCCGTAATGTTGTCTTTTACTATATCCGACAAATTATACTTGAATTTCATTTTAATACTTCCTCCTTGAATATCTAGCCGATTTCCCGTCTGTGAACGTGATTAACACGGAATCGGGGTACTCTGGTTTATGCTTTTTATCGTAGAGAGGTTTGCTGACGGTTGCTGGTATCTTATGCTGTCGCTCGCATTTTTCAGCGTCAGCCAAAGAACCGAACACAGTACTGCAAATAGAACATGTGTAAGTTACTGTTTTAATAGGCATTAAATCACCACTCCTTAATAGTTCTTGATGTGTTTAGATCTCACCGGACAAAGGATAATACCGCACGAATCATCTACCGTATTATCCTCGTATGCCCGAATGAAAACAGGTTTGTGACTGTCGGAAAACTGAAAATATAGTGCATCACTCTTACCAAAGGCTTTTAGTGCATCGTTTAACTGTCTCTGTGCGAATCCAACGGTAAATGAGGTATCTTCGTTGCGGATTGTTTCAACCGTGCTGATAATGCCCTTTGGAAATTGAGCGACATCGGGTACGGTACTAACTACCCCTTGGTCTAATTTATTAGGGTCGTTATATAAATACTTAATCGCTACGCTATGGTCATCACTTTCAATCGTAACTTGTGCAACGCCCTTCTGCGCCTTTGTAACGGGGATAAGGATTTTACAGGGTTCAGATGATTCAAGTAAGTTTTCTTTTGTGTAAGCGACAGCGTATCCGTTCGTACCGTATGCCGTCACCTGCTCCCCTTTGACTTCAAGATAAATATATCTGAAATACTCCCTAGATTCTTTCGTATCAATAACCGCGCCGCAGACCTTCATGATATGGGCGAACGCTTCACCTGATAAAACAAGTGTACTCATTTGACTTATCTCCTTTCACAAATCTAACACTACGACCAGATTTTAAATAATCGGCAAACGCATCTTTGATTTTTAGCATGGATTTAACGCGTTCGTTCCAATCGCGAACCGCATCACCAAATTTGTTTTTAGGCTTACCGCGAAAAGTAGGATACGATTCGTCATGGCTTTTGCAAGTATGTACCCAGCGGAAACCGCCTTTTTCGCGAAAAATTACAGTCCGTCCACCGCAGATAGGACACCTTTTAATATCTGCCATCATCACACCTCCTGAGTATCATTTTGGTTCTTGATGACTTCGTTTAGCATCCCTTTTGCAGCTTTTGTCCTGCTCAGGCGTTCTGCTAATCTGTCAGCTGCCAGACCGATAATAGCTTCTTTATTTTCAGCAATGACCTTATTAACCTGCTCATCAATCATTTGTTCGACGTAAGACTGTTCCCAACGATTAGCAGCGTTTGTTTTTGCCTTAACCGCATCCATAACGCCCCTTTCGGCGGTCTCAATGGCTTTTTTCTCGACCAAAGAAACGATACGTTCTTCATCGATGCTGACGGCAAACTGCAAAATATGTTCTTTCATGTCCCTACCTCCTAAATCTTTAAATTAACCCTCTGTCCCCCGTGTGGGGGACTTTGGGCGTTTTGGTTATTTTTCAGCAAGCATTCCTTGTTTTTCTTCTCGATAGCCTTCGCTTTCTTGAATTTCTGATAGTCCATCTTTCAACCCCCTTAGAAGTGCCTCTCCATTTATTTTTACAGAATAATGATTTCGCATAACAAGCATTTCATCTTTTGCTCGTCTGTAAAATTCCTTTGAAATTTCAAATCCGTATGAGTTCCTGCCACACTCCATTGCTGCCCTCAATGTCGAGCCACTTCCAGCGCAAGGGTCAATCACGATGTCCCCTTCATCGGTGAAAATCTCAATCAGTTTCTTAATCACGGCTACGGGCTTCTGGGCCGGGTGAATTTTGGGAATCTCCTTCCGGTCCTTCTCCCACGCGAACCAATTAAAAATCATTCTTCCTGTACCGCGAATATTCTTTCCGTTCTCGTCCTGCTGACAACCATTTCTAAATTTCGGCAGTCTCCCCCGATAAAATATAAGTGCGTATTCTGTCGCGCCCACAACGCGCATATTCGCCTTCAAAACCTGTGGGCTGTAATTCTTACAGAAAACCAAAGGTATGTAGTTTACGAATCCATGTTTCTCGGCGGCGTTGATGAGCGTTGGGATCTGTTCAAAACTGCAAAAAACAATCATGCAAGGACTGTCGCTACTTCTTCCACGAGATACGGTTTTCGTATCTTCTTTCTTCAACAACTTGCTACAAAAATGAAAATACTCGTACAGATTGAAATTAAAATCCGTATTAAAAGCAGCCTTTCCGGCAAGTTTGCTTTCACCGTTTTTATTGTCCCCACCTTTGTACCACATGGGGTTACTGCCGTAAAAGTTTGTACCCACGTTGTAGGGAATATCAGCAATAACAAGTTGCGCTTTCGGGATGCCGTACCTCTTATAATTTTGGAAATTGTCATTGAACAATTCAGTTTTAATTTTAGTTTTCATTATGTCTGTGTTCCTCCAAACGATTTAACCATCTTTTATGTTTTCGCTGTTTGATTTCTTCCATTTCTGCGATATCACCATCACTCAGCAAAAAAGAAAGCACCGAATTAACATCCGCAACTTCTTCTATTAAATTCGCAACCGCGTCATCCACCGTAACAGGAGTAGGGTTATACCCGGTCATGGCTCTACGCAGCTTTAACGCAGCCTGTGATAACTCAGCAGCTTCTTCTGCTAATTGTGCCAGTAATTCAGGAGGGGACAGATAATCCGTAACTTCTTTCATACATTGACACCTCATTTCTCAAACATTATTCTCATACCTTTTGCGACCGCGTACCCATATTCGCGATTTGCCCCTTTACTTTCTTCCCAGCCTTTCAGCATGTAGATAGCATCGCACATGCTCAGCAGTTCAAACGACATCTTCATGTGTTCCTCGTGCGTCGCATCTTTCGGCATGATATCATTTAACTTCGCAGGGTTCACAACGGATGAACCGTCGCAAGGCCACATTGCTTCTGCTTCTGCAAATCTTTCATAAAAATCATCTGTTCCCGTGATGGGTCCACTGATATAGATTCTTTTCATTTTATTCCTCCCTTTAGGTAACTCTGGTAACGGCATCCAGTGCGTAACGGCGTATGTGACGTTCGATGTTTCTTTGTTCTCATCCGCGATTAGTTCGTATCCGTTGCAATACGTTGTCGCCCACTCACCGTCAATGTTCCAACCGATGAAAATCCAATGGCATACATCTGTTTTTTCTTTATAGATTCCGTATTTCTCAACCTCTTTAATAAGTACGAGCACAGACTTTTCGTCGTTCGGCAATCTGTCTTTTACGCTGATCCATCCGAAGTCATTCTGTTCTTTTTTCATTTGAAATTCACCCAATTCTTTTTGCAATCTCGTATATTACCGGTACGGTCACACCGTTCCCTGCCTGTTTATATAACTGGCTGTCACTGTTTACCAATTCAGCCCTATCGAAATATTCATCCGACCATCCTTGCAACCGAAAGCATTCTCTCGGTGTTAGCTTACGGATGGCAATATAGCACTGATATTTTTCGTACCAAATGGCATAAAACGCCATTCCGTCAGGCGTTGAAATCATAACTCCGTGCCGGTCCTGTCCGGTCAGAGTAAACATTGGCTCTCCATTTCCCTTCGTTCTTCTGCCGTTCTGTCTTTTTTCTGCTCTGTCCGGAGTGAGTACAGGAACGCAAATGCCGCTTGTTTCCTTTCTCCTGTTGCAAATGCCTTTATGGTATCTCGCTTGCAAGCAAAACGCCTTATCATAAGTTTGTATTCCTGCACTTTTTGACATATCGCAAAATACGGGCATGGCGGTATAATGACCTCTGCCGTCGCCTTGACCTGTGTCTAACGCTTCTGTTATCCCTTTCGGAGAAAACACTTGCATATTCCTGCGGTATCCTTCTCTGTGTCCGATTATTTGAACACTATTTTCTCCGTCTGCTCCTTCGATAGGAAATATTTGCTCTCCACTTCGTCCTCTAAGATGTCCGATAATGAAAACTCTTTCTCTGTTTTGTGGGATGTAATCGGCAGAATTGATAACTTGCCATTCTGCATCGTACCCGCTTTCATCCAGCGCAATGAGAAGTTTAAGGAAGTCCGTTCCCCCATTAACGCTAAGTAGGTTTTTAACGTTCTCAATGAATAAGTATGTGGGTCTATCTTTTTCTTCGAGGTCTTGCACAAGTCTGATAACTCGGAAAAATAAACTGCTTCTTGTCCCGTTAAAACCAAGCCGCTTTCCAGCAACGCTGATGTCTTGACAGGGGAATCCGAAACACCAACAGTCTGCTTTTGGGATGTTCTCGGCGAAAATCCATCTAATGTCATTTGCATACCATTCTCCATGTCTGTATTCCTCCTTTCCTGCTTCTGCTACTCTTTTGTTCTTCGGCAACGTGCTTATGTATTCTCGTTCATCGTCCGTCATAAGGTGCATCGCGGTGTAGGACGCAACCGCGAATTTATCAAATTCACAAAATCCCACGCATTCATGCCCGGCAAGTTCCATCCCTCGGCGGAAACCTCCGACACCAGAGAAAAAATCAATGAATTTCATCCGCTTTGTGTCCTTTCACAGCACATTCGGCACCGCAAGCGGCATACCCAATCAGATCTGTCCAGCTGTCGGGGTTGTCCATCTTACCGGACCGCATACGGGCAATTTTAAACAGACACAGCATGACCGCTACATCTGCGGATTTAATTTCAGAGTTTAAATAAACACTCCACAGTTTAGCGATGATACCGAAATTATCTTCTGGTTCACCGTGCTTGTCGTTCCTGTCGTGGCAAACGATGCCTTCTGTGATCCTCAGAAAATCCGCTCGTGTAGTGGGTGTGTCGGGTTTGGGTTCCCAGTAGCTTATATCGCCGCAGCACTTAATACACGGAGTCTCATTCTCTCCAAGTGCTTCATATTTGCAAGTGTCGCAGCATTGTTCAGTAATCGTCGATTGTTTAAACCTTTTCAACATATCCTGCAAGACATCTCGAATTGAATTATCTTCTTTCATGATTTTTCACTCCTTAAATTTTCATAACAAAATACCTTTTGCCGCCGTTTCGCTGTTTGCGTTTTTCATCAAAATCAAAGTAATTGATGATATCCCTGTAAAACGCTCTCGCGCTAGATGGTTTAGTAACACCGTTGTTTTTGCACCAATCCGTATAAGCTAAATAAATTTCCCTATCAGGTGTGTCCAAGAAATAATTCAAATCGTCTGTCAAATTATTATCTTCTACCCAAGACAACACCGTAGAATTTTCAATTCTGTACTGTTCCAGCATGTTAGATATCACGTCTGGTTTCGTGAACGCCCCTGCCTTTAATATCCGCTGTATGCCCCGTAAGCCGATATTCAATAGATAACTAGCCGCTTCATCGGTCGTGACCTTATCAATCAGCATCGGGTCATAATCGGGCGAATTGGGTTCAAATTTAGCATTAAAAGGAATAATGCACCAACGGCGATAGAAACCATCTGATTTATCGTATGAATGGGGTACAGCGTTCGCGCTGAAAACGTGCGTCGCGTAGGGTGCAAGTTTAAAGGGGCGTTCGCCCTTTCGCTCTACCTGTACATCGTTCCCGTCAAAAATTCGCTTCACTGTACCGCTATTCTTGATGATTGCGTTGTCGATATCGTCACCGAGATTTGCCAGCTTGTTTTCCAACTCAGCAAGCGCAAATTTTTCACTCAGCTTCTCCAACGGGATAGCGGCGTAGTTTTGACTTCCGAGGAAATTTTTCAGCATACCTAACACCGTACTTTTACCGTTCGACCCGTTACCATACAAGATGAAGGCTTTGCCGTACATGGTCTTTTTCACCAGACACGCACCGACCATTTCTTCGAATAGTGCTATAACTTCCTTATCCCCCAGAAAGACGCGGTTCAGCGTTTTTTCTACTTCTGGACAATACGCCGACGGGTCATAAACAACCGGGATACGCGCAAACTCTATCGCGTCAGGTGTGAAGGGTAAGCATTTCCCCGTTCTGATATCTAAGCGCGTGTTTTTCAGATTGATGATATAGGGTTCAATCTTAATCGCATCACTACGCTGATAGGACTGGATGCGGATGTATTTCAATACTTCATTCCTCTGACGTTCTTTGATTGCCGGGAACAACTCAATCATCTTTTTCTCAATGATTTTTTCATCCTGCTGATAATACCCATCTTCATACACATACAACTGCTCATGCACATTGATGATATGATAGGCTTCTATCAGCTCGTCGCCGAATTCGTTGTGTTTGAACCCTTCCAGACGTTCCGCCGCCTGCTGTGCGAGTTCTTCATCTGATTTAAAGGCTTCATCCCGGCAAATAGTTTCAATCTCAGAATCATCCAACGGCTCCGCAAACACATAATCATTGATAACGTGGATTGTCTCAATAATTTCATCGCGCGAAAAACCTTTGCTTTGGAGATAAACCACATAATTGTATAACTCCTGATTCCTGCCGCTGCCTTCTGACATACCCTTGAATTTGAATTTATCAGAGGGTGCGGAAACAACCGACAACCATTTTGGAACGACCGCGCAATCTGAATACGCAACCTTCTTAATCCATTCGCGCATCTTACCGCCGTCTTTGATTTTCACATAGGCATTTCGCCCACCTGCTTTTCTGTCGGAATATACCCCGATTGCTAGCCGCTGCTTGATGAAATTCTTAACAGGTGCTTTTTCCTGTTTTCCGTTTTTGGTTATGTACTCCTCACGCGCTTTGAACCAGACGTGCACCCCTCTTGTGGTCTTCATCACACGACAGGGGATATCTAACCCCTCTACTATCTTCAACATGATTTCCGCGTCAGAGGTCGTGTCATAATCCATCACTACGAACCCATCGGGTACAATCATAGCTATGTTATCGAAGTCCTTCACTTCGTCCCATGTCTTAGCCCCGACACCGTCTTTGAATTCGTGAGTTGCTTGTTTCGCATTATTCAAAATGATGTACTTCATAGTATTCTTTTCCTCGCTTTGTCTTACTTACTTTCGGCGATTCTCGCTCCCACGCACGCATACACGACCAAGAACAGAAAAACAAGATTCGATTATTAACGCTACGCTTATAACTGTATTCTGTCGGGTTCAAAGTATAAAACTTCTTCCTGCAACGCTCACAGCATCGCATATAATCAAAATCAATCCTTTTACGGGTTGCAACTCCCTTTCCGCTCATGTAACCGCCTCCAATTCAAGCCGATTTCGACTAAATCACAGTCGCACTCATGTTTCAAAGCATCCACGATATCATTAAGTGAGATATGACCGCTTTCGATTGCCGACCATACATCGAGCGCGAAATCTATAAATTTCTGCTCTCGGTGGTCTTTCTTCATCAGCTGACCATATTTGTCGTGCAACGTGAACGCCGACACGCCTAACGCAATGTGCATCAGGTCGTGTACCGCGTCGTCATACGCCTGTTGTTTAATGATATCGATTTGCCCGTTAGTTAGAATGATTAGCGAATTAGCCTTTTCTTGTTCCTTCTGCTGTCTGCGCCGTTCCGCTCTGTTCACGCTTATACCCCCTCGATATGACTTGCAATCATATCCGCTGTGTGGGTAAACAGGACGTTTGGATATTTTTTAATACTCCGGTTGTAATAGCCCCATTTTTCCGTATTCTTCTCATACGCGCCCATGTGCCAGCGAATACAATGAATTTCTTCATCGGTCAGCGGAACATATTGTAGAGTAAGAATACAGGATTTTTCCCCGTGACCATCAATAGTAAGAAATTTATTGTATTCAAATTTTTTCGGATCAAACGATGCTCCGAAGTCGTCTGTTTTCTCAACATACGCGTCGCACTTACACAAGTCATGGAACAAACCAATGATTTTCGGCGATTCCTTGCGTTCCCATACGAGTCCAAGATCTTCTGTCAGCTTTACCAGTGCTTTAGCTACCGCTAAGGAATGGTCAAATAATCCACCTTCATAAGCCCCGTGGTGGGTTGTAGATGCAGGAGCATCAAAGAACCCCATTTCATCAAGCTGACTTACTGCGATAAAATTCGCAAAATAATCGCCAATAAACTTTAGATAGTCCGCAATACGGTCCGATTTCATCCTCATGTAATCCCCTCCAATATCTCTTTAAATTCCTCAACCGACCGAGGGCAGTAGTGCAAGCCGCCGCTTCGTTCGATTCTTAATTTATGTATCTTCTGGTCGTCCTGCATCTGGTTTCTTCCAACCTTTAATTCAAAGCCTACAAATCGACCGTTGACACATGTGATGAGGTCCGGCGCGCCCTTTGCAGAACGCCCCGAACCAAACACATTGATAAAATAAATGCCTTTTTCTTTCAGCACCTTAATACAATCGTCTTGCAGCTTCTTTTCCGACATCAGTCAAGATCTCCAAATTCGTCATCTAAATCATCAGGTTCAACACTGTTGTCAGCTGCACCGAACCCGTAAGCAGGTTCGTAATCTGTCAAGTGTGCCGCCTTCATAGTCTTGCCGACGTTCTTACCTTTTTTCGCGATGTATTCTTCGTGCTTTACTGTCGCTTTCACATAGCAACCAACTAAATCCTCATGGTCGATTTCGTTAATGGTAAAGTTATTCAAGCAGTTTTTAGCAAAGTAGGAAAACGCTTTTAATGCCCCCTCATTTGTTTCGCCGTCATCGTTCAAAATAGAAAAGGTCTCTTTTGCGCTCTGTCCGTTTTTGGTCTGCAAAGTAACCTCAATTTTACCGAAATCCTCGTCGTAATTTACTTTTGTAACTTTGAAAATCTGTTCGCCCTCAGGGAGCATTGTGTAACCGTCAACTAATCCGATTTTTGCCATTTTTCATACCTCCGTTTATTCCATATATGCCGCCAAAATCAATTGACGGGCAAATTTTAACTTGTCATTGATACCTTTTTCAGTCGGTACGCCGAGAAACGAAAATTTCACGTCTAAGATTTCATCCTCGGTCGTACAATCGCGCATCGCGTCGTTATACTCTTGTAATTTTTGCATTTCATAGATAGCGGCATTGATAAAATCAATCGCTAATTTCAACTTGTCCATAGGCTTTAATCCTCGATACACCGAATGAACCCACACACGTTGTTTTCGCGGTCAAGCACCAACAGATACTTGTGTTCGTACAGTTCATCATCCACAGCAATCGCAACAGCTAACTCGGTATCACCCTTTTCAAGCAACCCATAATCCTTATTTGTAATCTTAGCGTCTCCAAAGCATCTGATGATATCAGCCGCTTTCCCATCAGGCTCAAGCAGAACCGCGTCAGTCAAATAAACGCGTTTATCCGTATCGGCGTGAGTCAGGTCGTATACAAGGGTTTTCACTTCCTCAGATGCTGCGCCGGTTCCGAGAATATTCACAACGCCCATAGGAATTTTCATCCCCACACCGCCGCCAATAAGCCATTCATCACCGTTATCCAGTTTTACGATCTGCCCGTAGGGCGTTACGCGTTCACAAAACTTTTTAAATTTCATGCTTCTTCCTCCTTAATTTCTTTTTTTCTCAGCGTCATGGTTTCGCTTTCCTTCATGTAATCGTCGATATCTTCTCCGCAGGATTCCAGATAATCGACCACCAACGCATCATTTAAGGCGCGCTTAACAGTCTTCGATACCGTATACAGGAATTTTTTACCGCTCAATTCTACTTTGGTATCGTTTTCACCAAACTGCGCGATCATGCGTTTTTTGATTTCCGCTTCGACCTTTTTCAGTTCGTCTTTTTTATCCGCGATTTTCGCTTCTGCTTTGTTCACGGCGATAAGTAATTTTTCACCCTTGGCAAGCAGTGCTTCAAGGTCTGCATCTGTGACCGCTGTAGCCGTCCGCAGACCCTTTAAATACTCCGCGTCGACCTTTTCATCAAACGCAGGGGAAACACCCGTTACAACGTGCTTCTGCCACCAGTCAAGGGCAGGCTGCACATAGTCGTCATGAAACGTAGGATATGTTTCGGACATCTTAAACCGATATAACTTGGTATTCTGTACCGTCGGCTTGAAATCTTCGGGCGCGGCATAGTCCTTATCTTCAAGGAAAGATACCGTCACCACCACATCATCAAAACCTAACAAGTGAGCGTACAACGCCGCCTGTAATTTGTAGTAGGGTGGAATATCTTCTTTCCAGTCCTCGGCGCGTTTTGTGGTCTTTACCTCGACTACAAAATCATCACCGATAAAGTCCCACATGCCGCCGAGAATCGCCGTATCTCCGAAGAAGTCACCCCATGTTTTTTTGAAATAATCTTCGCCGTAAACGTCCGTAGGGCTTTTGATATCCATGAAATACCGATTTCTCAGATAATCGCAGATTTTAGGCTCAATCACCTTACCTGCTTTGGTGTAGATGGTATCCTCAAACGGCGGCTCATACAGCTTCGTTACCTGACACCAAATCTGAAAAGGTGTGCTCCAACGGTTCAGCCCCAAAACAGCGGCGAATCTTGTAGCAGTCAGTTTCTTAGTTTTTTTGGGCAACTCGTTCAGACGAACCACGTTACCGTCAATCTTAAAATCCATTCTGTCCCTCCCGTTCTGTTGGTCTTATGCCAACTTTTCACCGATTTCGATTAACAGTTCTTCACACTCTTTCTTGCTGATATCGCCTTTCAGCTTTGTAAGCACTTCACGGATGTAAGGTTCGTGGTCGTCTTTGCTATCGCGCAGCTTCCGCAAGCCACGCTTTACGGCTTTCTTTTCTTCATCAGTAGCCTGTCCATCTGCATTTGTGATAGCTTTCGCCGTTTCCTTGCGCTCCGCAGCTGTCGCAGGCTTCGCCGCTTTAGGTTTTGGTTCGTCCTGTCCACTGATTGCATCCACGGTCTCAGGCTCTACGATATCCAACATCAACAGATACAGATATCTTCTCAGATAAGTCTGTACCGCGCCCAATTTCTGAATAGGGTTGGAAATCATGCTTTCATCAGCCGCCAGAGGGCTAGAAAACAAGATGCTTTCAGAAGGGTTGTTCACGTTAAATAGTGTCAGCAACGCCGCATCCTGCGTGAATGTGATGTTATCGACCAGACCCACAGCTTTAAAAATTTCCAGCTTCGCAGGAACAATATCATCCAGTGTGTAATATTTGAATTTTGCATAGCGGTTGATACCGTTCTTAGTGATGCCCTTCGCGGCGAACATTTCACGGGCGAGATTTAATTTCTCCCACACGTTCAGGTCTTCTGTGTTGGGTGTTTCTGTTGTTGGTGTTTCTGCTTTTGTTCTAGGCATTATCGTTATTACCTCCTCAATTTTTTCTAGCTGTCTTTGCACTTTCGGGTCTACCTCAGTGTATTTTTGAATTCGCTTCTTCGCCTTGTCGATATAGTAATCTAGGTCGATATCAGCGGTTGTGAGCGTGTTTTGATTGTCGATGAATGTGTGTTCAGGAAAATCGGGAAACGCGCTCTCAGACCACACAGGGGGGTCTACAGGGGCACTCTCCATTTTTCCCGTCGATTTATTCTTCTTTCGCTTTTCGGTTATCCATTTGCCCTTTTTAATCTGCCCGTAAATTGGATTCTTCACGGCGTAAATTCGGTTGACCTTCTGGACTGGGATTTTCTCACCGTTCACGATGTGAAACGCCCCAGAGTAGCTGCTACCCATTTTCGCAATCGTCTGAAAAGCGAAGATATCTTTGCAGTTTTTGATAGTTTCTTCCACGGTGATACCGTTTACCAGATAATCAACCACAGCTTTATCAACAATGGACATAGAATTTGATTTGAACGTGCCACCCTTATACAGCGACACGAATCCGCCTTTTGTTTTGAATTTGTTCTTGCCTGTTTTCTCGTCTATCTCAGCCATGATGCCGATATAGTTGTTTACATCTTTTTGAATGACCTTGATGAAGTCGTCGCGTTCCATTTCAAACTTTGTGATATCTGACCATTCAGCTATCAGGCGTTCCGTAGCTTCGACCTCTTTTCGGTCAATGCTGAACATGATGCCGTCGGTGTTGATATTGATAAAATCAATGCTTTCACAATTCTGACTGAGTGACACGATCAGCATTGTCATAGCAAGCTGATTAGAGATACACACGCTGCGCCCTGCCCATCGGTCGCACAAATCGTTATATTGATTGAGCATCGCGCCGTAGGTCGTGTTAATCGGCAGCTTCAATGCCTCTGACCGCAGCTTGTCGCCGCTGTGCTTGAACCTCAAACGCCGTTCTACTAACTTTCGATACGCGTCAGCACTTCCCATCGACCTTGAGCAATACCCGAAATTCAGCATTGAGTTTGGATATAGACTAGACACATCGTAGTTTAAAATCACTCTGTCAGCGGTGTTCTCAACTATCACACAGGGCTTTGCCCCGTGGATGCCGCCCCACGCCCATTTGACAGGGCAACGACCTACTTTGGTTTCTATCCACGCCGAATAGGTCAGACCATCACGACCTTTTTCGCCGAATAACACTTCATTTGGTATTGATTTATCTTGTATCTGCATGAAAAAGTCATATACCGATTTTGGAATTAAATTCAAATCGATATTGTTGGGAACAACATAATCGCGTTCATCGTTTCGCGGCGTATATTTCGCATCCAGAATACGGGCGCACAGCTTCGCATTTGTCATACCCAGTGCGTCTGCTACAGGTAAGTTGTACATTTCCGCAATCAGCTTTTTAGCGTCCAGATAGTCAGGCTTTCGCACATGATAGAGGTCAACCGTAGAATCAACATCGTATTTGCAGTACCGAATCATTTCTTCTAGTTCATCGGGGCGCAACGCCCTGTCTATATCGAAGGGGATACTGCTTTCTACAATGGGTTTCTTCATGTTTCCCTCGATTGCTTTTAGACTTAGGTCTTTCGGGATATCGTCCCTCAAATCGAACGATTTGAACGGCTTTCTTTTTCCGCGAATGAAATCATAGCTCCAAGGCTCGCCGCGCTTCTCAATGATGTAATCGTTGAAATGCTTCACTTCCAGATTGTCAGCACCTTCCAGCGTCGCAAGTAAGATATAATCATCGTAGAATTTGTTATTGAACCCACCAAGGATTAAATCACTTTGACTGCCGATAAAGGACCTTAATCGCGCCGTGTCGTTATGTATCACCGTATACCCAGTAGAATCGGGGCGGCGAAACACCGCAAGCCAATCTTCTTTAGTAACCTCAAGGTCATAGATTAAAACATTATTCATCGCGACCCTTAATAAACAACCGGTAATCAAGCCAAAGTGCAAACAGGCATGTGGCAATCAATTCAAACATGAGCGCAAATCTGTGTATGTTACCCTCGATGATAAATACCAGAACTCCTGCAAATACGGTCGAGCAGACCATCAGAGCGGCGATTTTAAAAACATCAGCAAATATACCGAGAATTCTGTTGAAGCGTTCCTCGCGCTTTCTGCGGCGTTCTCGTGCTATCCTGCGTTGTGTTGCGTTCGTCATACCTTTCCCCCTCTCTAAACCCATGACCGACGATATTCATTCATGTACTCAGTGAATAATCGGTCGTCAAAATCCTTAAATTGTGCCAACGCCCGATAAATGGCAACTTCTACAGTGCCTTTTGTCAACAGGTGGATGTAAGAGCATTTTTGTGTCTGCCCGTTTCGGTGTATTCTGTCCCGTGCCTGTTCCAGAATTACACTCCTGTCGGTTGGCTCGTAAAAAATCATCGTGCTAGCTGCGTACAGGTCAATTCCGGCGTTCGCTGTCTGGTACTGACAGACGATAATCTGAATAGATTTATCAGTCTGAAAATCACGCCAGATAGTTTTGTTTTTCTGATCTCCATCTAACACAACGAATTTTATTTTTTTCTTTTTCAGCAGGGTGCAAATCTGCCGAATTGAATACTTGAAATGCGCGAAGATAACGAGTTTTTCTTCATCTGGATACCCGTCTATCAATTCATCCAAGATTGATATTTTTTCGGATTTCAATTCGATAGTTTCATTCTCGTTCTGGATGAAGCCTGCGCAAATCTGCCGCATCTTCAACCGCCGCACAAGCGGATTATCAGCAATCATTTCGTATTCGATTAGTGCGCTTTCTTTCATCATCCGTTTGTATATTGATTTTTCGCCAATCTCTACCTCCACGACTTCATCAGGCAACTTATCGGGCAAATCCAAGCAATCAGATTTTTTAACCCTGTAACTGTATTCGTTTATAATCCCCTGTAATTCGCTCACGTTAATGTATTGGCTTGGTTGGTGGTACTGATTTAAGATGCAGTACCTATCGCAAAAATCGTAATACGACCCGAATAACTCAGACTGCACGCGCCCATGTACGACCTTTGGATACAGGAAAGCGAAAAGGCTGTAGTAATCTTCCAATCGCCCGTTCCCGTGCGGCGTGCCCGTCAGAACGTATCGCCACTTTGACCGAGTTGCCAGCTTTAAAATAAACTTGGCGCGCTTACTCGTCCTGTTTTTGATATAATGCGCTTCGTCTAATACGATGCAGTCCCATGTCCTGTTGTACGGGCTTTTCTCGTTTCCTCTCCAAATCTTGTCGTAGGTGACTATTGTTATCATCCCTTCAAGCATCCGCCTGTCAGCTGCTTCGAATAATTCTAGGTCGCGGCTCCATGCTCCCGTTGCTGATTTCGGGGCAACTATTAAAATATTTTCGACCTGTTTATTTTTTGCCAGTTCCAACAGACGAACGAGTGTCGGGATGGTCTTGCCGGTCCCTTGCTCCATGAACAGGGCAAACCCGTTATTTAATCTCAGGTTAGCAAGGGCGATTTTTTGATGTCTGTATAGCTGTAGCATTAGTATTAAACCCCTGTTCAATTTTCAGCAGATCCAAATACAAAAGTTGGTTTGTATCGCGTTTTATCACGCTTTCGGAAATAGACTCGCACTCGCTCCCATCTTTCAATGTGTGAACGATTTTCAGCGTGTTTCCGGATGACATTCGCTACCCACCGCAGCTTCGATTTTCTGTGGTGTCATGTATGCACCATGCTTGCGGATAGAGGGAATAATCTCATCCGCTACAAAGGCTTGAAACCTTTCTGCCGTTTCGTTATTTGCTTTCGTTGCAAGGCGATAGAAGATATTTTCAGGAATAAACTTTGGTTTTTTGCCACTTGTGGCAAAACCAATTTCTTTAAGACAATATTCAACTCTTTTCCATCTAACATTCACGTATTCTGTACCGTCAATGATTTGTGTCGTAGTAAAACCAAGCCCTCTTGCTACCGCTTCCAGTTTCAAATAAGCAGTTCCGTCTTTTTCGTAGCAGTCCACACCGCCGATGTTAAAAATCTGTAAATTATCCATTCGTTCACCCCCCATCATTCTTCCAAGAAATACTCAATGCTGACATCGAAATAGTCTGCAAGGACTTTCAGCTTGTCTACCTTTGGCTTGTAGGTTCCATTCTTCCACTCGGAAAGAGTAGATGTCGCAATACCTGTATCTTTAGATACTTGGTACGCCGTTTTGTTGGTTTTATCTAATAAATCCGCGAATTTTTCGTACACTTATACCCACCTCCATTCAGTATATTTTATTGACATTATCTAAGTTTTCTTATATAATCTAATTGCCTAAGTTATATTATATAGAAAACTAAGCCATGTCGATTTTGCTAAGATTTCTTAGCACAAACTCATATTAGCATGGTTTTCTAAGTGTGTCAACAAAAAATACTAAGTTTTCTTAATTTTTTTTGGAGTTGATTTTATGTACTATGAAAACTTTGAAAAATTGTGTAAAAAACACAACACAAATCCAAGCCAAGTATCTCGGTCAACAGGAATATCCACAGCTACGTTTACATCTTGGAAAAAGGGTGTGTATACGCCAAAAACCGATAAACTTCAAAAAATAGCGGACCATTTTGGTGTATCGCTTGGATATTTAACTGGAACAGAAGAAGAAGAACCCAACGCCACCGATAAGGAAAACAACCCTATCGTTCTGGATGATGATGCACTAGAGCTTTTGGAAGAATTGAAAGAAAGACCTGAAATGCGAACACTATTCAGCGTGTCCAGAAAAGCTACAAAAGAAGATATTCTAAAAGCTGTTAAAATCATCGAAGCGTTAAAAGGGGATGATTGACGATGGAGTATTACATCAGATACATAGATATGCCCTCAGCCACAAAAGGAATGACTATCGAGGATTCAGATGGATTTTTCAATATTTACATCAACGCCAGCCTGTCCGCAGCAGAGCAGGAGGAAGCCATCAAGCATGAGATTCGCCATCTGGAACGAAATGATTTTGACACAGAAAAAAGTCTCCTAGAAGCAGAGACTTTATAATAAAAAAATCCCCCTGCGATACCGCCATATCACAAGGGGAAAGAAAGTCGTTGCCTAACAACCCTCTAAACAGAAACTATCATAATTCATGAATTTTGTCAAATCAAGGAGGGTAAATCATGAAAAAACATTTCGTTGTGATTTTGTCTGCTGCTATCGCGTTCGGTGCGTGTGCTTGCGGTGGAGAAACAACAGAAAAGACAGAAGAAAAAGAATCCACCAAAGCATCTGAGGACGTTCCACATCGTACAGGCGATGAAATTGTTGGTGTGAGTGATAAAAACATCAGCGACCTTGATGTCACATTTAGTGATACTGTCCGTGATGATACTACCGGAAATTGGCGATTGGCGATGGCAAGCACTTCTGAGGATTTCTTGTCTTATGCCGTTTCTTACTATGAAAATTATTTCAAATCCGATGATGAGACCCACTTTTTCATCAATACAACACTCGGCACAACCGCATCTGTCTCGAAGATGGCGAATATGTTGTGTGTAAATGTATATGAACACGTTGAGGGAGAAGAACACTCTGCTAACAACCTTCCTGAGGGTATGAGTTTAGGACAATATTGGATCTATCTTGATAACGGAGATATTGAAAAAATCGGATAATACATCATTTCCAATTTTCAAAATCGAACATACTTACCTTTGCAATTTCACCTGTGAACCAACACCGAAAAAACAAAATTTAATCCAAAAAAGCATAACAAGTTTGTTCGAAAATCAGCCATCAAGCTGAGTATGATTTCTGTTGTGGGATAATCTAATATATCTCGCAACAGATTTTTTAACAGGAACATAACAGGAACATAACAAGTTTATTTTTAAATTCTGTTATGGCTGAAAGTATTGATTTTTGGGCTTTTTCTCTTATATATAACATATATAACATATATTTTTTTATTATTAAGAAATATATAATATATAATATATATAAAGAGAAAAAATAAGGTATATATAAAACATATAAAGAAATAGAA